AATTCAATGACTTTAATGACAAGTAACGCTGGTGATGGGTTTAGTACAGTATTAAATGATTTAAGAGAACGCTCATTATCCTATCCACCACAGACACTTGGCTATTATGAATGGTCAGCACCACAGCACTGCAAGATACATGATCGCAAGGCTTGGGCTATGGCTAACCCAGCATTAGGGTATTTAGTAACAGAAGAAACTTTAGAAGAAGCTGTAGCGACAAACACAATAGAAGCTACACGTACAGAAATGTTATGTCAGTGGATAGATTCTACTGTCAGCCCTTGGGTCTTTGGATCTATTGAAGCTTGTAGTGATAGCACATTAGAAATACCTGTAGGGCCACAAACTATTATGGCGTTTGATATTGCACCGACAAGGCGATCTGGGGCGCTTGTTATGGGTCAGATGCGTGATGGGAAAATAGCCGTAGGTCTTGCTCAATTATGGTATAGCGATATAGCAATAGATGAAATGAAGATGGCAAGCGATATAAATGAATGGGCTCACAAGTATCATCCGACTACAATTTGTTACGACAAGTACGCTACCCAGACAGTTGCAACTAAACTCGAATTATCGGGCTGGAAAATTCAAGATATATCAGGCCAAAGCTTTTACCAGGCTTGTTCGGATCTTGCAAATGCCCTAGCACAAGGCACAATGGTTCATAGTGGCCAAAAAGATCTCGTACAACATTTAAATAATTGTGCTGCTAAAACTAGCGATTTTGGTTTCAGGATCATCAGGCGCAAATCGGCTGGAGAGGTCACGGCGGCGATTAGCCTTGCTATGGTCGTAAGCCAATTAACTAAACCGCAACAAACTGCGCAAATCTTTGTGTAACTTGCACCAATAGTCCGTTTTATGGTATAAAGTATACCTATGGGTCTTTTGTCTGCTTTGGGTATAACTAAAAAAACTGAAACTGTCCAAGCGCAAAATGCCCCTGCCATTATGGACACGGCCTATGGCTATGGTTCATTTACAACTGGTGTTGGTAATTTCCCTGGTGGATTAGATCGTAATTTTGCTATGCAAGTACCTGCCGTTTCACGTTGCAGAAATCTTATAGCTGGTGTAGTTTCTTACTTGCCATTAAAGCTTTACAAAAAGTCTAATGGTGAGGAGTTGGGGAACCCTCTTTGGATAGATCAACCAGACTATCGGCAACCAAGATCCGTCACCATATCATGGACTGTCGATAGTCTTATTTTCTATAATTTAGCGTATTGGCGTTGTACCGAACTTTATGCAGATGACCTGCGCCCATCACGATTTGAATGGGTAGCAAACAATAGAGTTACATTTACTACAAATAAATTTGGTACAGAAATAGAAGAATACTTTGTAGATGGCGTAAGAGCGCCCATGTCTGGTATTGGAAGTTTAATTACATTCCAGGGATTAAATGGTGGTGGAGTTTTACAAAACGCAGCCCGAACAATACAAAGCGCTTTAGATATTGAAAAAGCCGCAGCTGTAGCAGCCGCAACTCCAATGCCAAGTGGTTACATTAAAAATACTGGAGCAGATCTACCAGAGCAACAAGTATCAGGATTATTAGCACAATGGAAGCAAAGTAGACAAAATAGATCTACAGCATATTTGACTTCTACATTATCTTATGAAACCACAGGCTTTAGTCCTAAAGATATGATGTACAACGACAGCCAACAATACTTGGCTACACAAATTGCCAGATCCATGAACGTACCTGCTTGGTACATAAGTGCTGATATGAATAATTCGATGACCTACCAAAATATTTTAGATTCTCGAAAAGAATTTGTGGCTTACACACTACAACCTTATATTTGCGCAATAGAAGATCGTTTAAGCATGGATGATATTACCCCTAGAGGCCATGTAGTTAAGTTTGCAGTAGAAGAATCATTCTTAAGAGCTGACACAATGAAGCGCTTAGAGGCATTAGAGAAAATGATGGCTTTAGGTTTAATCGATGTGGAAGATGCTAAAGAAATGGAACAATTAACACCTAACGGAAGAGAAGAAAACAATGAAACTTACATTCAGTAGCCACATAGAAGCTGCCGATACAGAGCGCAGAGTTATTGCTGGCAAGATCGTACCTTTCGAAGAGGTAGGCAATACTTCCGTTGGTAAGGTCGTATTCGCTAAAGGCTCAATAGATATAGGCGATCCTGGCAAGGTCAAGATGCTTATGCAACATTCACCAGAGCGCCCAATAGGCCGCATGCAAAAATTTAACGAAGAAAAAGACGGAATCTACGCATCATTTAAGATCAGCACATCTATGCAAGGTCAAGATGCTTTAATCCTTGCTGGCGAGCAATTAATCGATGGTTTGTCAGTAGGCGTGGATGTAAATAAGTCAATCCAGAAAAAAGATTATCTATATGTAACCAGCGCAACACTAAGAGAGGTTAGCCTGGTAGAAAGCCCAGCTTTTACAGCTGCGCAAGTAACTAAAGTTGCTGCTAGTGAAAACGAAGCAGAGACACCAATCGAAACTAAAGAAAGCGAGGCTCCTGTGGAAGATTTAGCAACAGCGCCACAAGAAGCAAAGGCAGAGGCTGCTACTCCTACAGTAGAAGCTGCTCGCCCAGTAATTACAGCACCACTAATTCAGACCTCAGTACGTACGCCAATTACTTCTATGGCTGCATACACAGAGCACAAAATTAAGGCTGCTCTAGGTAACGATGATTCTAAACTGTACGTAGCTGCAGCCGATGATTCATTCTCAACTAACCCAGCATTCAACCCAACACAATACCTAAGTGAGTTTGTAACAAACACACGTTTTGGTACTCCAGCAATCGATGCTTGTTCACAAGGCACATTACCAACTTCAGGTATGACCATTTCAGTACCATCTTTGGTTACATCAGCTGGTGGATATAACGGAGTTGCACCAGAAGTAACTGTAGAAGCCGAAGGCGGAGCAGTACAAAACACAGGTATGGAAACTCAGTACTTAACAGGTACAGTGTCTAAATACTCAGGTATGAACACACTCTCAGTAGAATTACTAGAGCGCTCAGACCCTAATTTCTATGCAGAACTTACAAAGCAACTTGAGTATGCTTATTTGAAGCGCCTAGATCAGACAGTATTAGCTGCTTTGATCCAAGCATCTGCTAACGGCACAAACACCACAGCAGATCTAGATGGAATTGTTGCATTCTCAACAGAAGCAGCACGTACTATCTACACAAACACTGGCTACTTCGCACAGAATTACATCGCTAACCCAGCACAATGGGGAGCGTTAATCGGTGCACAAGATTCAACAAAGCGCCCAGTATTTAATGCGCTACAACCAATGAACGCAGCAGGACAAGTTAATCCAACATCTATCCGTGGTAACGTGCTAGGACTTGATCTATACGTAGACAAGAACTTCACAGCTACAACATTTGATGATGATTCAGCGATTATCCTTGCACCAGAGGCATTCACTGTTTATCGCTCAGCACAGAATTTCATGTCTGTTAACGTGGTAAGCAATTTGCAAGTACAAGTTGCAATTTATGGTTATATGGCCACTATTGCAAAAATGCCTAACGGAATTGTTAAGTACAAGAAGACCTGATAAGACCCATTAACCAATCAGTAATCTCTGGGGTTTAGTAGCCCTAGCCCCAGAGAGCTATTAGCAAAGGAGTAGAGATGCCAGCAACGTTTGTTACAACAGCCGAGTTACGGGCTAATCTTGGTATTGGTTCACTCTACTCCGATGCAACAGTAGAAGAATGTTGTCAATCGGCAGAAGATTTAATCCAACAATACTTATGGCACAATGACGCCCCAGTAGTAGGCACAGCATTACAAGATAACGTGGCAACACTTATGCTCGCTAATCCAAACGCATTTGTAACAGGTCAACAAATAGTAGTAAGCGCTTGTGGTTCAACATTTAATGGCACGCACACAATCACTGGCACAATACCGCCAAGCACAGGCACTACTAATCTAATTCCAGTATTTATGTATCAATATGGCCAAGCCAATTACCCTAATGGTTATTCATTTGTGCAATATGCAAAAACAGCAGCTAATCAAAATTTTCATAAAGTAGTACCTTATGGCAACGCAAGAGGCCCAGAACACAAGACCCAATCTTATGCGAGCACCCCTGCAATACGAGAAGCTGCGATGATAATTGCAGTGGACATCTGGCAAGCAAGACAAGTGAGCCAGACTGGTGGGGTAGGCATGGATGGGATCAGTGCCAGCCCTTATCGAATGGGTTATCAGCTGATTAACCGAGTGCGTGGTCTCATCCAGCCGTATTCAAGTCCAGCATCACTGGTAGGTTAATATGCCAGCTGCGATTACCACACTACGTAGCACACTAGCCACAGATCTTACAAACGCTGGCGTGTGGTCAGTCTTTGCATTCCCACCAGCTACATTACTTGCCAATGCAGTAGCGATTACCCCTGGCGATCCTTACATAGTGCCAAGCAATAACGATCATGTAACAGTATTACCTTTAGCAAACTTTAGAATCTTAATTACTAAACCTGCGTTAGATAACCAGGGTAACTTGGCTGGTATGGAAGATTACATATTAGCCGTAGTAACAAAGTTAGCAGCGTCAGCGCTGACACTTAATATATCAAGCATTTCAGCTCCAGCAATCGTAAGCGCTCAAAGTGGCGATTTATTGGTGTCTGAAATAACAGTATCAATCCTAACGAGCTGGAGTTAATTATGAGCAAAGAAGAAGATTTAGCCTTCTTAATAAAGACAGGCCAAATAAAAGAAGCACCAAAAGAAAAAGTACAACCTAAAAAGGAAGAGGAATAACAGTGGCAATATACTTAAACAATAACGTAGGCATCAAGCTAGCGACCAACGCTGCGCCTACTACACCATCTATTGATATTAGCGACCTAGTATCTAGCGCTGTTATCAACCAAATCGTAGATGAGCTAGAGATTACTG